TGCGGCTTGGGCGGGTTCACATGCAAGGCAGCCGCATGATCTCCCCCGCCACCCTATCCCTCGCCTACTGCATCCTGCTCGCGGCGATTGTGATTGTGCCGCCGAGATATTGAACTGAGACCGGAATGACCTATCCCAACACTCAGAACGCCAGCGCAGGCGCAATCCCCGTCTACATCGTCTCGCAACCAACCAGCGGGCCGTGGCCGAACAGCCAGAGCAAGGCAAACGGCGCGATCCCGGTTGTATTCGTCGCGCAGCCTGGTTCGGGTCCATGGCCCAACGACCAGTCCAAGGCGGCCGGAGCAATCCCAGTTCGCGTCGTGAGCGCACCGACAGGCAACGGGCCGTTCTCGGACGATCAGGGTGCAAACACGGGCGCGATTCCCGTCTGGGACGCAACGAGTTTGCCCGCGCACGCAGCGACGTATCCGAATGCGCAGAACAAGGCCGGTGGGGCCATTCCCGTATGGCGGGTGAATTGAGGCAGAAGTCTCAACCACTCGCTCTGGCAAAAGTTGAATTAACCTAAACACTATGGCGCAAGAAAGAAAAGCCGCGCCGGACTGGGAAAGGATCGAAGCCGACTATCGCGCGGGCGTGCTATCCCTTCGGGAAATGGCGGCAACCCACGGAATCACCGAAGGGGCTATTCGCAAGCGTGCAAAGCGCGACGAATGGGTGCGCGACCTCGCCGCAAAGGTGCAGGCAAAGGCCGACGCACTGGTACGCAAAGAGGAAGTACGCAGCGCGGTACGCGCGGAAAGTGCGTACTCAGAGCGCGATATTGTGGAAGCAGGAGCTGAGGCGATTGCCCGCATTCGTTTGGCGCATCGGAGTGACATATCCCGGTCCCGTGCGCTGGCTATGTCCCTCCTCGGTGAACTGGAAACGCAGACCGCCAACCTCGAATTATTCGAGCAGCTTGGCGATATTCTCCGTTCCGACGACGAGCGCGGTCAGGATAGGCGCAACGACATCTATCAGAAAGTCATCTCTAGCGCTGGCCGGATTGATGGGATGAAGAAGCTGTCCGATACGCTGAAAACGCTAATCGGGTTGGAGCGCGAGGCATACGGCCTGGTGGAGGCGCAAAAGGTTGAGCTAACCGGCAAGAACGGTGGCCCGATAGAAACGCGGCGCGCCCAGGAAATGACTGATGACGAACTCGCCGCTTTCCTTACAGCAGGCGGCGCAGGAACTATGGATCCGCCGCAGGGCTAGAGAGGACGTACTCTCTTACGCTCAGGCCATTGAAATCCCCGGCAAGCCAGCCGGCGAAGACCCTGATACGGAGTTCTTCGAGCCCATCGAATCGTCGATGGCGCAGCACCACCGGCTCATTCTCGAGACGATGGAGCGGGTCAGCAAGACGCCACACGGCCGGGCGATGTTCTTTATGCCGCCTGGTTCGGCGAAGTCGACGTATGCATCGGTGGTGTTTCCCTCCCGCTATCTCGGTGCGGAGAAGAATCGCAAGGTCATTCTCGCCAGCTACGGTGATGACCTCGCGCGCAAGATGGGCCGCCGCACCCGCTCGATCATCAAGCAGAAGCGGTTCAAGGGAATCTTCAATTGCGAGCTGACGACTGAATCGTCTGCTGCGCAAGAGTTCTCTCTAACGAACGGTAGCGAATATATCGCGACCGGCATTCTCGGTGGCGTCACGGGTAACCGCGCCAACGGCATCATCATTGATGACCCGGTGAAAGGCCGCGAACAGGCCGACTCGCCGACGATCCGCGACAAGACTTGGGATGCGTATAACGATGACCTCAAGACTCGCCTGATCCCCGGCGGCTGGGTCGTCATCATCCAGACTCGCTGGCACGAAGACGACCTCGCCGGCCGCATCCTTCCGGAAGACTGGAAAGGCGAAAGCGGCCCGATCATGTGCCGCGACGGCAACGTCTGGGAAGTCGTCTGTCTGCAGGCGCGCTGCGAAGTCCAGAACGATCCGCTCGGTCGAAAAATCGGCGAATACCTCTGGCCGCAATGGTTCACGGAAAAGCACTGGGCGCAGTTTCAGAACAACGTCCGCACGTGGGCATCGCTCTATCAGCAGTTGCCGCGTCCGCTTGAAGGAACGCTGTTCAAGGTCGAAAACATGCTGGTCGACGGCGCTCCGGTGCCGTGGCCGCAGCGCTGCGATTATGTGTTCGCCGTCCTCGACTCCGCTCTCAAGGCGGGCGACAAGAACGATGGCACGGGCGTGACCTACTTCGCCCGCAATCGCCACATCGGGCACAAGCTGATCATTCTCGATTGGGACATAACCCAGATCGAGAGCGACCTGATCGCCGAGTGGTTTCCACACGTAATGTCGCGAGTCGAGGAACTGGCGAGGCTATGCGGCGCACGCATGGGCAGTGCCGGGAGTTTTGTTGAGGACAAGGGTAGCGGTATCACCCTGCTTCAGCGCGCGGCACGTAGCGCATGGCCGGCTCAGGCTATCGACAGCAAGTTGACCTCAATGAGCAAAGACGCCCGCGGCACAGGCGTGTCCGATTTTGTCCATAGCGGCGACGTGAAGATCAGTGAGCACGCCTACAACAAGATCGTTGAGTACAAGGGCCGCTCGCAAAACCACTTCCTTAGCCAGTTCTTTGGCTATCGACTCGGCATTCCAAATCAGGCTGACGACCTCTACGACACGGGCGTCTACGGCATCGCAATCGGCCTCGGCGACAGCGATGGTCTGTAAATAATCCACGGTAACCAAATGGCTGAAATCACAATCGAAGGCTCCAAGCTGTCCTCGAGCCTGGTCGATCTGCTGATGGCTGACGACTTGGTGCCGGGCGCAGAGCCGGGTTATCAGCTGTGCAAGCAGATATACGCGTTCCATCCCTTGGGTGGAAAGATCGTCGACCAGCCGATCCAGTTGGCGATGAGTCAGCCGCGCAAGATTTCGATTCCCAATAGCCCGGAAGAGCCGGTGCGGGATGCGTTCGTGCGTAAGTGGCGCGAGATCAACGCCGACAGCTACATCGCGAACACGGCGCGTCTCGGAAAAATCTACGGCGCATCGGCGATTGTCTGCGGTGCGAAAGACGTCGACACTACGTCACCCATCGATCTGAGCAAGATCTCCGCCCAGCAGTTCTACTTCAACGCGCTCGACCCGCTGAACACCGCGGGATCGTTGGTGCTGAATCAGGACCCCAACGCGCCGGACTTTCAGAAGCCGACGATGATCACGGCTGCCGGACAGGAATATCACCCTTCTCGCACCTGCGTCTGGTTCAACGAAGCGCCGCTTTACATCGAGTACACGAGCTCGGCATTCGGCTATACAGGGCGCTCCGTCTTCCAGCGCGCTCTCTTCCCGTTGAAGTCATTCGTGCAGACGATGATTGCCGACGATATGGTCTCGCGCAAAGTCGGCGTGCTTGTCGCCAAGATGAAGCCGGCGGGATCGATCGCCGACAGAGCGATGGCAGTTTTGCAAGGGATCAAGCGCAACGTCGTCAAGGAAGCGCAGACGAACAACGTCATCAATATTGCGACGGACGAAGCGATCGAGACGCTGAACCTGCTCAATGCAGACGGAGCGCTCACGACGTCTCGCAAGAACATTCTCGAGAACATTGCCGCGGCTGTACCGCAGCCAGCGAAGATGCTTAATTCCGAATCGTATGCGGAAGGGTTCGGCGAAGGGACTGAGGACGCGAAGGAAATCGTCCGGTACATCGACAACGAGCGGCTGAAGATGCAGCCGCTTTACGATTTCTTCGACAACATCGTCATGCACCTGGCATGGACGCCTGAGTTCTTCGCGACGATCCAGAAGACGATCCCGGAATACAAAAAGCTCACATACGAGCAGGCTTTCTATCAGTGGAAGAACGCGTTCACTGCTGAATGGCCGTCTTTGCTTGTCGAGCCGGAATCGAAGCTGGTTGAGGTTGAGGATGTCAAGCTCAAAAGCATCATCGCGGCGCTCGAAGTCCTGAGGCCGGACCTCGACCCGGACAACCTGGCACGTCTGATCGAGTGGGCGGCCAACAACATCAACGAATCGAAGCACCTGTTTTCGAATCCTCTCGTGCTGGACTACGATGATTTAAAGAACTACGTTCCACCTACGCCAGACAAAGAACCCAACGAGCCGGCGCCCTTCTCGCGCGAATCCTGATGGCAACTTTCTTCGAGACCGTCACCGCTGCGATTCGAGACTTCGAAGAGAATGGATTCGATAGCGTCGAGCGGTTGCAATACTGGACCGATCAGATTCGGCGCGCCGCTATCGAAAGCCTGACGCCTGAAAACGTTCTGAACGAAGAACTAACGCGGGCGCTTGGCGGCATCTACAAGCGGATGATCGATGATGGCCAGATCATCAAAAAGCACGCCGGCGTTCCCCAATTCACGATCGACAGACTGAAGCCAAAGCTGCGCAATGAGTTGGGCCGCCGCATGATGGTCTCGCGCAGCCTCATTAAGTTGAATCGTGAGGCGATGGTCGAGAAGACAACGCAGCGCTTCGCGGGATGGGCTTCATCGATCCCCGCAGGCGGAAGTCGTGCGGTCGAAACGAAGGACGTCAAGGACAACATCCGGAAGGCGCTGACCTCTCTGCCATTTGAGGAGCGGCGTTGCGTCATTGACCAGTCCGCGAAGTTCGTCAGTTCGCTGAACGACATCATCGCAACCGATGGCGGCGCCATTGCTGCCCGATGGCATTCGCAGTTCAGACGGGCCGGCTACAACTTCCGCCCCGATCACAAAGAGCGCGACGGCAAGGTATACGCGATCCGCAGCAATTGGGCCATCGAGAAGGGGCTAATGAAAGTCGGCCCCGCCGGTTACACCGATCAGATCACGCAGCCTGCAGAGGAGGTGTATTGCTCCTGCAGCTATGTGTATCTGTACAACCTCCGGGACTTGCCGGACGACATGATCACCCGGAAAGGTAAGGATGAACTTGCAGCGGTCCGCGCGAAAATTGCTGTCATGAGGGCTTGATATGCCATTAGAAGAAGGATCAAGCCGAGAGGCAATCAGCAAGAACATAGCGACCGAGCGCGAGGCGGGAAAGCCGGAGGAACAGGCCATCGCCATTGCCATGCGCGAATCGGGGAAGAGCAAAGCCGATTCCGACAAGGTGCGAGCAGCCGGCACCCTGGTCGTCGCAGACGGCAATGTGCTGTTCTTGCGCCGCGGCAACGGTGGCGATCATCCCGGCGAGTGGGCTTTCCCTGGTGGTCACATCGAGTCCGGCGAAACGCCAGAAGAAGCCGCTCGTCGCGAGACGCGGGAAGAGACCGGATACGAACCGCACAAGCTGATCGAGCTTGGCAAGTCGGATGATGGCTCAGTTGAGTTCACGACCTTCTACAACGAATCCCGGCCGTTCGATGTCGCCCTGAGCGACGAGAGCACCGAGTTCATGTGGTCGCCGCTTGGTTCGTGGCCGGAGCCATTACATCCCGGTTGTCGCTTCGTGCTCGAGTCGGACGCATTCAAGGCGATCCGCAAAGCGCACATGACCGAGACGGACCTCGCGCGGGCGATGGTCGCGGGTGAGTATTCATCGCCGCAGTTCTTCGTGAACATGTGGCTGTTCGACATTCGCATCACGGGCACGGGCACATCGTACCGCTCGAAGGATGAGGAATACGTCTACCGTCCGCCGGAGGAATATCTCAACGATGAATTCCTGGCGCGCTGCAATGGCCTGCCGGTCATCGTCGACCATCCCGAGAACTCGAACCTGAACTCCGAAGAGTTCAAGAAGCGATCTGTCGGGTCGGTCATGTTGCCCTACATCAAGGGCGACGAAGTCTGGGCGATCGTCCGCATTTACAACGAAGCTGCGGCCACGATGATGTCGAACGAGCAATTGTCCACGTCGCCCAACGTCGTCTTCCGTAATCCGAAGCTGGAAAACACCGTTGTAACCCTCGACAACGGCGAGAAGGGTCTTATTGAGGGAAACCCAAAACTGCTCGACCACATCGCGATCTGCGAGGTTGGCGTGTGGGACAAGGGCGGTCCGCCTACTGGCGTATCTACCACTAACGTTCAGGAACCTGAGATG